GGATTTGAGCTGTAACTGACAGTAGCCCACACATTATCAAAGCCCATATCAAAATCGTCGTATGTATTGGCAATGTGATTGGGCTCCTGTCTATGTACATTTTTAAGCCCACGTTCTATGTGATCTAATCTACAGCGTGGGTGCGGACGAAATACAATCGGACGCTGTGTGTATTTACGTATTTCGTCATATGTTTCTAGGAACCATGTACTCATGCGTGGCATGTTTTGCCACTGTAAACTCTTATCGTGTTGTCCGCATATTAGAATAAAATCGCCGTTGGATCTCCAAGGCTTACAAACCAGTCCCAGGCTAGCAGCCCTAGACCTATCATTGTCTTGCTCACCAAAGTAAGCATCTCTGTTGATTCCATTTAATCCTACCTTCCATGTTGTTCCACGTTTGATACCGCCTACTTCAAGAACTATAGTAGGCTTTTTGTTTTCCCAGATAGTTTTGTTTCTAGCCATGCGGCCGTTGAAAAGCACACTCCAAATACAATCAACGTCGGCAGTGTTATCATTATAAACAACAGTATGCCCATTATCCACAAGGCTATTTGCAAAAGCATCAAACACCGGTCTGCTATTAAGTGCGCCATAATCCGTCCATAAACTAAATTTCATTCCAATATGCTTCTTTTCGATGAGGCATGACATCCTTTCTCTTTGATGACCCTGCGAATTTTCGATCACCTTTCATATGATCCATCCATTTACCTAACCTGCTGTTTATAAGCGGATGCCCGCCGCCGCCGGACTTTGCTAAATTATTTACTGCAATTTCAGTAGTGTAATCTAATGCATTTGGAAAATTTACTTTCATATCAAATAATATACTACCAAACACATAGCTGTCGTGCCATTCTTCTAGTGTAAAGATACCGTTGTCTGCATCTTCGTACATACGTTCAAATTCTTTAAGGAATTCATGACACACTGGATGATTTAAATTTAACCCATAGAATCCACACTCGGGCCAGTTTTTTACAACCAGTTTACCTTCTGGTCCAGGATTAACGCCCTTGCCTCTGCCGACGTATGTAATCCAACTAGTGTCAGGCAGTAGTTCTGCAAAGTCTTCATAACTCCAATCACTATGTACAAATGTATCTGCATCCATCCACACACACCAGTCCTTAGAACGTGTTACAGCGTCGAACACAGCATAAACTTTATTAGCAAATCGTATAGCATGCCATTTAAATTCTTTGTGATGATCCTTTGGACGGCGTTCTGGCCACGGACATTTACCATTAGCTTTAGGATCATCCTTCCAACGTTCTTTAAATGCATTAAGTTTAGGAAGTGTTTCTACTGCATCTAAAATTGTAATGCGTGTCGGGTCAGGATTTTTTGGTTTACAATTTTCAGCATACACAATTAATTCAATACGCTTGTCTACACGTCGAGCAAAACTTTCTAAAAACTTGTCGCCGTATGTGGACATTCCTTCGGGATGAAATGTCGTTACTACTGTTATTTTTTTGCCCATTGTTTCAGGTGCCTCCATGCTGTTCCGTCTTTAAGTTCGTCTAATGTCCAATGCATTTGTGCCATTTTATGTATCCACGGTTCTCTGTCAAACTGTTGTAAATTTTCTATTTGTGTTATTAAATTTGATACCTTTGCTGCTTGACTTCTGGCAGGATCTAATACTATGGTAGGTATTCCTTCGATAGCTGCTGCAACTGCCGGACTACTATTATAATTTATTACACAATATGCATTAGCAAAATCTTCTAATATATTAGATGAATGACTAACTATTACATTTTCTAATCTATATCTTGCTAATGATCTTTTGTGCTCTAATATTTTTTTATCGCCTGGGTGAAATCTAACTATAATTCGCCTATCAGTATATTTCTTAATTTGTTGTATAGTTTTAACTAGCCAAGGCATTAACGGTTGACTATCCATACTCCAGCCGCCATCGCGCTGACAGCAAACTACAATATTGTTACCGCCAGTTTTATATGGCTTTAATGAAATCCCTAAACGATTACTAATTAAATTCCAACGTTCTGGATTAGGATTGTCATTACAATACTCGCCTGTATTAGGAAAAATTCCATCATAGCTATAACGTAAAAACTTATTAGAGTTTCCTTTGTCAGCATATAAAAATAAATTACTGTCAACAATAATACTGCGTTTTTTGTCGCGTTGCTGTTTTTCAAAAACGTTTTTACGCAAATTTAAATGCAAGCTATTCTTACTTCCAGGATGCACAAATCCTTGCACAACAGCAACATCACAATCGACAGGATCATAATCTGTTACTATTGTCCCTTTGTCGCCACACTGCCAAACACCCTCGATAAAATTTACAATAATTTTAGGTTTTTCTGTGTTAGTATTACCAGGCGGTATTCCCATTAAGTATGAAGCAACAGTAACAGTCATGATATATTATACTTCTTTATTAGTTCTATAGCAGTGCCATCTGTCATTTCTTGAGGACGATACTGGCAGTATCCTAACCAATGCTGCCATTTTTTTATTTTATCTTTATCAGCATACATAGGAGTTTCTATTAATGTTAAGTCCTTTTCGCAAAATTCGTCTGCTGCATTAGGAGCAAGAGTAAAACATGGTATTCCATATCCTATTGCTTCGGTAGCTGCAATACTATTGTAAGTAACAACTGCAAATATATCATTGTCTAATTGTTTGTATATACTTCCGTTGCCGACTCGATCTCGTCTATTAACTTTATCTCTTACAATAACAGGACGATCGGTATGGTTTGCTAATGTTTCTAATGTGCTATTAACAAATTCATCTCTATTAATTCCATAAAATTTACAAGGTTTTTCACTAGGAGTAACAACTAGTATACTACGTCCATCCTTTTTCCAACCAGGAAAGTTTAAATATTTTTTATTTGTAGATATTAGTTTAAATCTATCATCGGGCATATTCCAATTAATATCTGAATGTTGCATACCGCTTAAAACCATACGATGCCAGTCTTTGCGTTTTTGCATATTTCCTATATATCCAGTATCAATATAGTAATAAGGTCGATTTTGTTTTTCACATAAGGTTACAATTTTTCTTCCAGCCATGCCTCTAAATATAACCGGCATATCAATAGGATAATTATTGAGATCTTTCCAGTTAGGAACAAACTCAGCACCTATTGATTCAGCAAAGGGTGTTATAATAGCGTCTGTATTGTCTAGCACTAAAAATTTAGCCATTCATCATGTCCTGTAGTTCTTGTTTCCATTCTTGATTATATTCACAGTTCCTATAGTTTTCAAACCACGGTCCACCTTCTGTGTAGTGTAATAGTTTTGGTGCACCATCCTCTGGCTGCTTGTAGTGTCCTACTAACCAATTCCATTCAGGTGATATTTCGCCAATTAGATCATCATTTTCTAGCCAACTAAATCTATGAAAGTATGCTCCGTTAAGTTCTGGTTCATTTACTAAATCTATGTCAAGTCGTTTGTTAGCAGGGTGTCCGCAGTTAATAAGCATCATACTAGACCAATTCTTACGTGGATAAACTGTTTGTGTTTGCCCGTCCATCTTAGTGCCTTCTTTAGGTGCATAGTCATGTTGTACACACATCAATGCCTTTGTATCGTCTGCTTGTGCAAACAACTCTGCAATGTCTGTAGTAAGTAACATGTCACAATCCATAAACACTGCCCATCCGTTAAAGTTAGCAAGTTCAGGAACTAAGAAGCGAGTAAATGTAAATTCAGTACTAGCAAGTTTATCTGGAGATCTCGAATACCACCCTTGACGTTTAAGATCATTTTGTTTTAACGGAATAACTTGAGCAGTCGGACTATGCCGTTCGATGCTGTGTTTGCATACTTGATATGCTATATCTTCTCTAGGGTCGTATCCTACAAATACTTTCATGTGTCTCTTCTTTCTATATCTTCTTCAACGCACTCACCCCATTGTATTTCTAGTATGTGTGCATTTTCTGTACCACTGTTAGATGCTAGGTGCCAAACTTCCTTGCCAATTTCATATGGCATTCCGTGAGGCTTTAATTTTAGTGCTGATACATTTCCGTTCCACTCAGTCTGCATATCAACTACGCCTTCCAGTACCATCCACTGTTCTGAACGTTTGAAATGTTTTTGGTTGCTTAGTGCTTTGTCTGGATAGATTACAAGTTCTTTTACTTTATAACCTTTCTCAGGTCTGTCATCTAGCACACGCCAGTAACCCCAGTCACGTTTAGTCTTTTGTGTTTTCCATTCGTCTAGTATCCAACTACTGCTGTTAGCTTTATTACTTCCGCCAACACCGAAGGCAAACTCGCACCAACGATAATCACCGTACACTTCATACTCAGGCGTAGTAGCATCAGTTCTGTCTCCGCCATTAGCAAAGATCATAATGTCATCACCTGTAATCATAGTTGCTACTTGACCGATTGCTTTGTTTGCTGTGTTGTCTAAATCGTCAAATCCAATAACCTGATCAACTACTGCTAGTTCTTTGATAATAGCAGCCCGTTCATTAAACGGCATAAACGGTCTGCCCTTCTTACGTGTTAACCATTCGTCACTGTTAACTCCAACAACTAACTTATCACCAAGTTCTCGTGCTGCTTTAAAATATTCAATGTGTCCTGAATGCAGCGGATCAAAGCCGCCAGTTACTAATACTACTTTGTTCATATAGATATTTATGTGCGTAGTTTATTATAAAAACTTTATTTGGTATGTTGTATGTTTCTTTCCAGAGTATACTTTATCTACAATTTCAAATTCGCAATCTTGATCTTTTAATGTACTATTTCGTATATCTATAATAATTTTACTATTACTAGTTGTATGATTTTTAATCAACTCTGCATATGTATTCAGCGGATAATGAAAGCCGCAACTCATTATACTGTATACCAGATCAAATTTAATATTATCATCTAGTTGAATATCAGTAGCATCAACAAATGTATATTTTAAATTTCTTTTATTAAATGACTCTTTTAAAGTATCTAGTTTGTTATAAAATTTAAAAGTTTCTACAGTTCCATATTCAATATCTCTTTCTTCATCTTTTGTATTGTCAAAATCTCCATCTAACAAAAATAAATTAGAATTATATTTTTTTTGAAACATTTCTGATTCAAAGGCTAGGCCACATCCGATATCTAAAATTGACATCGGAGTACTATTAATATATCTATCTAATATATTGAACATTTTAACTTTACTATTATAATGCTCTAGAGTAGTCCATTTTTTAAACCATTCTGTCATTTATTTTTCCTTTTAATTTTGATAAATGAAACCAAGGATCTCCTCTTGCAATTTCATCTTCTCGCCATTGGCAGTAACCTAAATTATAAAGCCATTGATTGCGTTCAAACATTATAGGATTTTCTAAATCTTTTAAATCTTTATTGCTACAATCCCACGCCATTGAACTAGCACACATACTAAATGTAGGAACACCTTCACATATGCTCTCTGTTAATGCATTTGAATTAAATCCTACTACTGCCCAAGCATTACTAAAATCAGCATACAATCCGTCACCGCCTTCTAATAATGCTGCACCGTGTGTGTTTTTACTAATTTCTAGATTAAACCCTTTAAGTGCTTCTAATTGTCTATCCTGACGCAATGGATGCATCCGTACACGTATAGGTCTATCTGTGTATTTTTTAATTTGTGTTATAGTATATTCTATAAACTGTTTATAAGATCCGTGTTTGTCTATAAGTTTTTTTAAACTACTGTCGCCCGGACGTTGTAATACTAGTAATATATAATCGCCGTTTGTACGCCAATCCTTAATTTCTATAGATTGTTCTTTTTGTATACGAAGCCATCGATCTGAAGGACTATTATCATTACAATAATTGCCATCGTCTTGGTAATAACTTGTCCAACTGTACCTATGATAGGACATAGGATTTGGAGGTTGTATCATGTTGCGTCTAAACACAGCACTTTCAACAACTAAAAATGGCTTGTTGCTGTCTAAAATATATTGATAATATTTGTTAAGCCCTCGACGTTTTTGACCTAAAATATTATTTTGTATAAACACATCAGCAGATTGTATAGTGTCTTGATCCGCCCAAGGAACTATTTTAAAATTAGGCAAATCTGGCATAGGATGATTCCTATACATTTCTTCAATGCCAATTACTGAACTATATTTGTTCATTTTGAAAAAGTAAACCTGTACGTTTTAAAAATTGATGCTTTCTTTTTTTGCCCATAGTAGAGTGTTTGCGCAATTCTACTGTCAAACTTGGATTATATTTAAATCCGTAATTTGACATTGTCTCTATCCAATATTCTTCAGTATTACAATTTACGTGATGATATCCAGTGGCGCCTACAGGGGCGTATGTCATTACAAAAACTTTACACGCTTGGAATGATGTCATATAGTTTGGAATATATTCTTGATACACATGTTCAACAAACTCTACACTCCATCCAATATCATATTTCTTACCCAAATGATTCAAAGGACCTGTAGTAAAATCATGTATAAGAAATTTATTTTCGTCATATCGATTGAGTGTATGATCACCGTCGATGCCCACGGCTTCTAAACCAATTTTTTCAGCTAATTGTACCATGCCGCCTGGTCCGCAGCCTACATCTAGGTATGTCTGTGCATTAAAATAATACTTGAGCCATTTTAATGCGCCTTCGTCTAAGTGTGTTAAACCGTTGTGGCCGCCAAGGTGTTCTTCTAACATTATAAATATTTTCCATACCATCTGAGATATTTTGCTTTTGTTTTTTGTGTTCCTTTTAGTGTTAAGAAAATACTGTCACTACTATTTTTACCGATACACATCCAATCACGCGGTGCAGGTATAAAGTTATATTCTTCACTAAATTTATCAAGTATATTTTGATCTCTTCCCCATTCCCACTCTTCTATATCTTTAGATTTAATTTCATTAATATAATCTTGTCTAAATCCATTATCACTAAATGCAACCAATCCAGCTAACCATCTATTATCTTTATAAGATTGTAATATATGTTGTTTAGAAAAAAGAAACTCTATTTCTTCTTGAGAATAAGGCCTTGTACAAATTGTATCTGCGTCTATTGCAACTACTTTTTCTGATTTATTAAATTTGCTGTCAGCAATTAAAAACCTAACACTTTGTAAATAACTTATTTTTGAAGTATCGTTTGCAAACTTAATAGTTTCTTCGGTAATATCGACATTAGAAATAGTATTAGATTTCGTAGGGTTTACTATATGACAATGAAGTCTTAAATTTGGATTATGAGATTTAATACTTTTAAATAAAGGAATTGCCCATGTATCAAAATAATGTTGATCCACGCCTACTACTAAATTATAGACTTGCATCTTCCATCCCTGCTACTCTAAGCTTAACAACGTTTGTAATCTGCCATTGCTTTTGATCAAGACCTTTTAAGAGTCCTAACCATTTGTTACGCATTAGTGCAAACTCGTTAATAATCTTTTCATAGTCAACGACATCTGCCTCACCGTCAACGTATTTTTCAACGTCACGGCTAGACAGAGCTCGTTGGTAGTTTTCGAGATATTTCTTAAAGTACGAGCTACGCAACCTACGTAGCTCGATATTTAAGTAGTTAAGGATTGCTTCAATTTCTTGAAGCTGATTAAAACGTTGTTCAACGATGCCGGGCATTTCTGCCGCGGCACGTTCAACATTGCCTTTGAGCTTTACATCTAAACGTCCTTGTATCAGCTCATCTTCAAAGAACTGTACAGCACTTGGTATCTTAGATATGTCTCGCGATACTTCGCTATACCAACCCATTACTCATCCCATTCTTCGTCGTCGTCATCGACTGCATCTAGATCTAGATAATAACTAATTGCTTCGTCTAGATATGAATCTGTGCCGATAACTTCTTTAAAAGTCTCATCACTGACACCGTAGTCTGCTAATAGATCAACATACTTTTCTGCAACAAGATGTATTTGTTTCTTGTCTGTATATTCTTTAAACATTGTCCAGATATCACTAATGTGTTCTTCATTCATTTGCAGTCGCTTCCTCAATTTGATCGATAGTTGCTTCTTCGTCAACTTCATCGGTATTTACCACAGGCTTCATCTTCTCGTTATATTCCATCATGATCTGATCAAGTTTGCCTTCTTGCATCCATGCTTTGCGATATTCAAGAACTTCTTCGCCTGCTAGATTAATATACTTGAGTCGATTGCCTTGCTTTGTCAACAAGCCTTTCTTTTCAAATAATTCAACTAGACCACTGTACGGATTCATACCAGTCTCATAAGGAATCTTAACCTGCACACCTTCAAACGGTTTTGCATAGCGTGTCTTCATTACTTTACAACCAGCACGGATGCCCATAACTTCTGAGATTTTGTTGCCGTCTTCATCTTCTTTCAACTTCAGTTTCTTCATTGCAACAACAATACTTGATGCATAGATAAAGCCCGAGCCACCACTAATCTTGTCATCTGGGTCAAACATATCTTGCGATGCGTATGTGTGGTTAGTACATACTAGTCCAACGTTCAATGAGCCGATCATGTTAACTGTGTTACGAACAAGTGAAGTCAATGCCTTAGGCTTACGACCCATATCACCTTTCATATCACCCTTGTTAAACTGATCAACGTCAGTAGGTGTTAGCAACATACCTAACGAGTCAACTACAAACAATACTTTCGGACGATCTTCTTCGTCCATCGCTTTGTAGTCTGTAATAAATGTTGAGATAGTTTTTGCTACATCATCAATCATTGACATGTTTAGCTTGAGAAGTTTCTCTGCGCTAGTGTCAACTTGTAGAGCCTGTAACCAGCTCTCATCAAGTGCGTTCTCAGAGTCAATTAGTACTACAAAGATGCCTTGATCCTGTGCGTGTTTTACAATGTTACCTGAACAGAAATATGATTTACCTGCTCCTGACTCTCCTGCAAACACAGTAACCTTACCTAGCGGAACACCTTTGTGAAAGTCTCCTGAGATAAGATAGTTTAGTGCATATGATCCTGTTGAAATCCAATCAGTAGGATCGTTAAATCCAGTACTCATGCCTGAGATACTCTTAGTCAAGTCCTTACGAAACTTACTAACATCAAATGATTTAGCCATGTTTTCTCCTAAAAAGCTGTAATATGTGGGCAACTAAAAAGGGTTGCTATTTGTAAAAGCAACCCTTTTAGCTTGCTATTAGCCTTGACGACTTCTAATCATTGCTAGAATGTCGCTTGCGCCGCCTGCAGGTGCTGCCTCTGCCTCTGCTGCCGGTGCTGCAATGGCTGCTTCTGCCACTTTAACATCTGCCTCAAAAGGTGCTGCTTCTGCTGCCGGTGCTACTGGTGCACTTTGACTTGTAGCAGTTGCATTAGCACTTGCTTCTTTTTGCGGATCGCCTGTACGAGCTTGCATGCCACTTGGACGGAAGTACTGTGACCAACGATCTGCATCGTATGCTTCACCGTCAACTGACGCTTCAAACATTTCTTGCATTACCTTGATTGCAGTTGCATCTGGCTTCTTAGGAAGGAAGTCTGACAAGTTAAACAAACCGTGTGTATTAATTGCAGCCATTTCTTGATCGTTCAATGGACGATCTCTACGTGCCCAATTACTTGTGCCGTAGTCTGCATAACCACCTTTACTAGTTTTGTTTAAACGGAAGTCTACACCAGCAGTATAATCTGTTGGTAATTCTTCCATGTCTGGATCCATTAATGCTGCCTTAATGATCTGGAAGATCTGTGGGCCAATAATGAATCTACGGATTGGATTCTCCGGTGCTTGGTCGTCTGCGATAGGATTATCGGTTACGAACCCTTGGAATACGTATGAACGCTTTTTCCAATACTTACGGCCCATGTCTTCAAGACTTGCGTCTTTAAACCAACCGCGTACTTCTGCAAGGATGCCACATGATTCGCCGTACATTTCCATACAAGGAACTTGTACTTGTACTGGACGAGATGATGTATCACCCTTAACACCTGCGAACGGAAGTTTGATCATCAAACGTTCTGCCCAGAAGAAAGTGTTATCTGTGTTGCCATCTGGAAGGAAACGCATCGTTGCTGATTCGCCTTCTTTAATATTCCAAAATGGGTAAATTGGGTTTGGACCTTGATTCTGTCCGCCGCCTGATGAGCGTGTTTCTTGCTCTTTAAGTTTAGCTCTGATTTCTGCTAATGATGCCATAATTATATGCCTCTTTCGTTGTTATTGCCTAAATGTTGCAGCATTATTGCTACAAGTGCCTTTTAATGTTACAGCACAGTTATTATTATATAACAGATACTGAACAATGTCAAGTCTTTTTTAAAGAAAAAGAAATAAAACTTATAAGTGGGTTAGCGTAGTCCTGCTAACTCACGAATTCTATCAAAATCGTCGTTTAGTTCGTGTGCTGTGCCTTTGCTCATCTTTACAGGATGCATTTTGCCTGATCCTTTAGGATATTCAAACTCTGACTGATGTGCTCTAGCCGCTGCTGCCGCTGCCTGTGTAAAGTTTTCGTCTACTTCATCTTCCATCTGCTGTGGTTGTGTGCGCATTTGCCACTCGTCAAACTTTGCAGTTATTTGTTCAATAAACTCTTTAGCAGGATTAATGTACTGTTCGCCGTAGTCTTTTTCGACCATAGTTAGTACTGCTGTTTCGCCTTTTGGAAATTGTCCATTCTCACGATCAAAGTAACTAAGGATGAACTCGCCTAATGGTGTCTTTTGTTCGTTAGGATCCATACCTTCTTCTGTGTCGTCTTCGTCTTGATTAAAATCGTGTGCATCAATATACTGCATTACTGGGTACAATGTGTTTACAATTTGATTACCAAACTTGCCATTCTTGCCTGATCCTGGCTTGGTTTCTAACTTCTTTGCTTCGCCACGTAGTGTCATCATGTCATCGATTGCTGCTTGGAACTTTGGATCTATACCTTGAAATCCGTTTGTTCTTGCTTCAATCCAAGAATACACATCCCATACATCGCTTGCATATTCATTTGCTAAGTTGCCGTCGTACTCGTCATCGCCTGTTTCGATCTTTTTGCCTTTACCACGCAACACACCTAGTGCATCACTTGCATCTTTTGATGTCTTGATGTATGCTTCTTGTATATCGTCTTCGTTTGTATCACATTCACAAGGTGCGCAATTACATTCTTCGCACTCTTTTGCTTCTGCAAACTGACCCATCATTTCTTCAAAGCCTTGTTCTAGTGCAATCTCTTCTGGAATCTTTTCACAATCATTTACACGCTTGCCTTTATTTTTACCTGTGCCGGGTTTAGTACCGACTTTTCTGTGACCGGGCCAGCAATTGTCTGGTCCTGCTACTTCTTCTAAATCGTCTGGTCCTAGTGATTTTGCTTTAGTTGCTTCACTTACTAGATTATAAATGTATGGGAATACATCTGCTAGTTCTTCGTTGAACTGCTTAATAGTAAGTTGATCAATCCAATTTTCTGCAACGTCTGTAGGCACATCTTCCATCATTGGCTTAGCATATGCTGCAAATGTTTCTGCATAAAACTTTGGCTTTTGCAATGACTCGATTGTTTTCTTAACTGTACTAATACGTTCTTTAACTGCGTCAACATATCCTGATAGGCTTTCTGCCATTACAGCACTACGACCCATATAGTTGTTGAACTTGCGCAACTTGCTCATCTCTTCTGATAAGCCTACAATGTGTCCGCCGAACTCATCGTGCGGTTTGCCGCCTTCTGCTACGTGACGTGCCATTGCTCTTGCTCCACTTAGGTGCTTGAACGGATATATAAAACGCTCGCCTTCTGCACTTTCAATATAAATTTTACCAATACTGCGTGTACGCCCTGCGGCACTTTCTTGGTTAACACCTTCTGTGTGCTTAATTACAATACGTGCTTCGCCTATTTTTTGGTAACTAATTCTGCTAGTGCCATATAGTTTTGATTCGTTCATGTTCTCGTCCTCAGGGGTTTTCGCTAAGAATTTATAGTCTCTCTTATTTAAATTTGATTTTGTGATATCTCTTACACTGTATGTTAGCATACGTTTTTTACTAAACACACGTAATTCTTTTAGGAAATCATACCATGCTTCTTTAGTCATTTCGTCTTGATCTTCCATAAAGTCTTTACTGTATATAACAGTTAAGCCTTCATCTTCTTCAATGCTTACACTTACTTTGCCCAAGCCATTATAGTCAAAATCAAAGAAACGAGCCATAGTTGGCTCATTTGTAACTGTTCCTTCTTCGTCACCTATAGTAACTTCTGGAAATCTTCCTCTAATCTTATTAAAAAGGTCTTCACCTATTTTGTCAAATTCTTGCATATTGTATTTATCTACCTAGTTAAAAGTTACTGCTTATAAAGATGGGCATAGGTGCTTCGTAATCTTCTATGTCTTCAGCTTGTGTAAATGTACTATATATTCTTGGATCCCAATCTTTGAGTACAGCCATCATTCTTAGTGCAAGTAGTGTAGCACTAACTAAGTCATCACTACCGCCGGACTTTGCTTGATAACTACTACCTGTTGCAACAAACGCTTTAAGCTCACTAATAAGAGTCTTACTTCTAACAGTCATCTTATCATTCTCGATCATAGTTTTAAGTCTACTACATGCTGTAATCTTAGTGCCATGCGTGGTGTTAAATCCTTTGCGGAACTTTCTTACGTGCCCTTTACGCATAGGTTCACTTACAAATAGTCCTGGAATGTTTTCTTCACCAAAGTCATTAATAACAAGTAAACATGCTTCGCCAATGCCATTGTTTTCAACACTCCAATATATACCGTTGGTGTTATTAGTTTCTTGTTCTAAGTATTTGCATATATCTGCAAGTACTCTAATTTGTCCAGGGATAGCTGTTTGATTGTGTTGCCACTCTGCTACTTGTTCGTAACTAGGCAGTTCAAACACTTGTATAGCTGCGTTATCGCCCCCTGTTCCCATACTAGGGTCAAGTGCTACTGCATACGTATATTGCGCTGTAGGCTTCTTATACCAGCGTGTTTGGCCCATGTTGAGCATAGGAGACACACCTTCCATTGTAGCAAGTTTTAAACTGTTGATTAGTGTTTCGTCAAATACTAGGAATTCGCAACCGTATTCACGACGGAACTTTTCTTCACCAATACGTCCAACTTCTTCTACTTTCCATTCTTCGTCACGATCTGGATGTTCGCTCCAATGTGATATAAAGCTGTGGAAGCCGTTAGAACCTAGCTCTTGTTCATTTCCGTGTTCGTCAAACTTATTTTCTGCTTGTTTCCAAATGGTTGCAAAGGTATCTTCATCCGAGTTTGGTGTGCTTGTAATAATAGCTCTACCACCTGTTGCTAGTGTAGGAGATATTGAAGTCCAAAATTCTTCAGCAATGTTGGGTTGCACAAATGCAAACTCGTCACAGTATAGTAACGAGATACTCATACCACGTCCTGTATTGCCTGTTGTTGTTTGTGCTACAATACGTGAACCATTTTCAAATTCAATTGATTGTTTGTTATAACTTGTAACACCTGCACGTATATGATCAGGGCAACTTTCATACACAAAACGTATGCGTGACATAATCTCTTGTGCACCTGTGTATTTGTGTGCAGCAACTAGAATAGTTTGATCCGGTATAAACATTGCATACCATGCTAGATAGATACTAGCACATGTAGTCTTGCCTGTTTGTCTAGGCATCATATTAATATTAAAGCGGAAGTTGTGATAACTATGCATTAATCCTAGCTGATATTCGTAAGGATCATACAACAGTTTACCCTTTACAGGATGCTGAATGTAAGCAAACTTTTTAGCAAAGTACAAGTATCCTTCAACAGGATCCATACAGGATACTAAGTCTTCAACTTGCTCGTTGGTATATGTTTCTTGTCTGTTTGCCTTCTTTATTAAGACGCCGTCTAATGATGCTGCCATGTTAATATTTAGTGAAAAAAATAGCGTCCTAAGACGCTATTGAGTTTTATATTTAAGGGGTATTAATGTGAGCCGCAGCTACTTGCGTATAGTTCTTCAAACTTATCTTTCCCGCAACCAAATTTAGCACCTACTTTTTTAAGCATTTCATTTTTTGAACATCCGCTTGCGTCAAGTCTTTTCATTTCACTTTTACAGCCTGCTTCATCAAAACTATCTTTTGTTGCAACACCTTCTTTTGTTAAAAATGCTGGCTTGTCGTCTTTGGTGCCTTTTTTACCATCTTTGCCTGCATCCATTGGCATCTTGCCTGATTTGGATTTACCTTTGGCAGGTGCTTTACCTTTGCCCTTTTTCTCCATGTGCTTTTTTAAGCCTGCTGGCATTTCACCTTCAGATAGTTTCTTTTCTTGCAAAGCTGCCATTAGTGTAGCTTTAATACTTTCAACTGACATTGGATTGTCGCCGCCGGCTGTTGCTAGGTGTGATTTCTTTTGCTTGTGTAAGTCATCGCCGTCTGGGATAACAGCACTTAAATCGCTATACTGTTCGTCTGGCTCGTTTTCATAATCGCCGCCTGCTTCTTCAACTTCGTCGTCTACTTCATTAGTAGGCAATCCTGCAAGTCTTGCAAGCTCATTTTGGCTGTCCATATCTTTGCCTTTAACTTTGATAGTGTACGAATCTTCGCCGGACATATCTTCAGTTGCTACTTCTTCAGCAACAGCTTCACAGCCTTCGCCGCAAGCACTACATCTACCAGTTCCATCACGCTCGTCTTGAACAGGAGCACTGCAACAGTTACTTACCATACCTTCTGCATTTTCATCACCTGCAGAATATGCTTCGTCTGTATCAATGTCATCCATTTCAGCAGCATATGATTCGTCTTCACCGCCGTCTAAATCTGCAATAGCAGGAAGGTTCATTTTGTCATCATCGTGATCATGTTCTGGCTTGCCCATAATACCTGACAACCGTTCCATATCCATACGCGGTGACATCAATACGTCTGCTGCTGGTGCTGCATCGCCTAGTCCTGCGTTCTTCATCATATCTAACAAATCAGCAACATGTTCTTTGCCGCTTGCATTCATTGATACGTTTACTGTTACTGGATTACCTTTGTCCATCTCTGGTGCAGGTGGAGCCATTCCCATAGGTCCTTCGGCCATTCCACATTCTTCAATGCGGTCCATTGATTCAATTAATTTCTTCATATTCATAGTTTCAGCCTCCTACAACTGCTTTTGTATTTTCTGTGTCACCAATGTCTGTTGACTCGCCAACTGGGGCGCCTTCAGCACCACTGTGTTCATTTTCTTTACGCACAGTTTCTAGTTCTTTTAAAAGACTCATTATTCTGTTTCCAGCAACTGAATCTTGCGCACCTTCACCGCCCATGTCTTCTTTAGTTAACATAGCTTCGTATGGTGCATCGTCTTTAGTTTCTTGATATTCTTCTCTAGGATCAGTTAAATTGCGCACAATAACATATGCTTGATCAATATTACAACAGTTACCAATGTATGCTTGTAACACTTGTGGTGTAGTTGGATATTCAACACCTAGTTCAAAATAGGTAACTTCCATATTCTGTAGTTGTGGAAAGTCTAGCGGACGTTCCTGTATTGGTGTTTTCTTACCTGAAGTTAGGTTGCTAGCACCATACTTTTTAAGTATTGTTTCTAGTGTGTCTTCAAATCCTTCTGGTAAAGGCCCTGCAACACCAATTTTAAATTCGTAAGTCTTTTTAGACTCTGTTAGTACTGTTGTAAATGATCTCATCGCGCAATGATCCCCGTTCTATATGTATTATTTATCTTTATCCATACCTTTGAGCTTTTCTAAAAGGCTATTTCTATCAGTAACAACATAGCCTGCTCCATTAACAATGTCGCCATCGCCAGGTCCTTTGCCGTCGTTGTCCTGTTTTTGCTTTTTAAGTTGTAGCTCAACTACTTTTAATTTATTATTAAGTTTGGCTACTTTAGCATCTAAACTAGTTTTAAGTAATCCGCCTGCGGTTTCAAATACTCTGCCACTATACCGACTTTCTACATTCATACCTAGATCCATTAGATCATCGTATGCTTGCATTGCTTTGTCAGCAATTTCATTAAGCTCGTCGTCTGCCATTTTGCCCAAGCCTTTTATGGCAGGTAATGCACTAGCAATTTTATCAAACTCTTCTATGTCACGGAATGTTTCAACTACATTGGCCATTTCATGCTTTGTTTGTTCGGCTTCTTGGAATTCTGCTTGTTTTATAATTTCTTTCGAATCAGGTAAATTTAGTAGGTCTTCTAATTTTTTAGTCATTTAAACTTTCCATTATATGCTACTATTATTTAGCTAAAATTATATCCAAATGTATTAATATCTTTTTCAAATTTAGTTTGTACTATTTTCTTAGTGTTATCATTATAATAATCTTTATAACCGTGTGTCCTACTCGATACGTTTATGACTGGTAAGTCTTTATTAATATTAAATTTTTCAGCTATTACTTTTATTTCTTCGTTAATATTTTCTAATTTTATAATATAATCGATACCCACTGTCCTGTGGTATTGATCCTTTAACATTGTAGTTTCTATAAAGTATTCAAACCCTTTTTCAAAATTATTCAATACCTGCTGATTATATTCTAAACTAAACTTGCCTTTATTTTTGGGATGATTAATTCTGCGCAATGCTCTATCTCGATTAAAGAAATACCAACTAACACACCAATCCCACGGATTTCTTACTACTGCAAAACTAAAGTCAAATTTTCCGTATTTAGATTCAATAGCATTTAGCGTGTGGTGTTTTGTAGCTTTTGTTACACAACTATCTGTATTGTCTAGTAACCATCTCTGTATACTGCTGCCGCCTGTTTTAGGAATATGTATAAAGACACTATTATAATCTTTAATAATTACTGCCATTTATCTTTTACGTCCAGTATGAAATATATCGTCTTCAGTTACTATACGGAATATAATTCCTTTTTGTTTGCACCATGCTCGTGCGGCTTCCCACTTGGCTTGATTAACCACGTAATGTGCTTGATTGTGTTTGCTATTACCAAGGCGTTCTCGCATTGCTTGATTAGCAGGTTTAACTTCAATTAGTTCTACACGCTTTTTAGTGCTTTTATCTGCATACGAAATAAAGAAATCAGGCACGTATACAGTTTGTTTACCGGTCAGTGGGTTGCGGTAAGGTATACGTACAGCCTCACTTGCCCAGTTTTCTATTGCAGGATGTTCGTCGCAGAACTTCATAAACGTAAATTCCCAACCCGAACGGTATGTAGGAACTTTATTACCTATGTACTTTTGCGGATTTTTAAGATTAAATTTACCTTGCGCAAATCGACCCATATCATATTACAACGTTTCTTTGATCAAATAACTGAGACTGTGCATCTTGTTCTCTAAAGCCTAGTACACTAGTCTTTTCTCTATTGAAGTTAAGTATTTGTGCAACTATAAGACTTAGCTGCACATCTGTAACACCTTTAAGTGTATCTATTAATTTTTGTACATTTAGATCATCAATTTTTGCTTGTTGTAATAATACACTAGCTGTATTAATAGCAGAAACTTTACCAAATCCTCTTTTTAGGAAATATCCAATAACAGCATCAACTTCACTTGGATTGTAACTAACTTCCAAGTTATAAAAATTATTAAAAAATTCTGTAGTAATATCTTTATTTTCCATGATTTAATATCCTAAATCTGTAAGTGCATTTGATGCAATTTGTGTTAAATTTTGGTCGCCGTTTGCAATTTTACTTGCTATTTGTGCATTGTATGCTGCTTTTTGTGAAGCTGTTGAATTATTGTAAATATTAATATCTACATTAGGCAAAGCTCCGCTATTAATTAACGATGGAGTAATCTGATTTGTAATAGCTGGTGATAATAACAATGTATTAATTTGATTGCTAGAAAGCGATGCAGAATTAGTAGACGTAGATGTCGACGATTGCTGTTGATTTTGAGGATCAGGAACAGGTAATTTGTTTTGTGACAATACATTAGATACTACTCCTCCTATTACTCCAGTTGCAACTTGTTTTAAAATATTTTTGCTAGGACTATTACTATTTCCAAATGCTTTATTTAACAATGCTGAAGTACCTAAGCCTAGTAATGTAGGAAGCAGCCCTTTGCCTCCATCGTTACCTGAGATCATTGCATTATCTAAGTAGCCGAGCGGGCTAGGAGTTACATCATATCCTATCGATGCATCTGCAAACCCTGCTGGCGTATCTTCTGCAACTGAGCCGTTAGTATATTGTACAGCTTCGTATGCAACTGTAATTGTATTTTCATTAAAGTCTGTGCCGCCGCTTTCAACACTACCGTGATCCCATGCTGTAAGTAATGGATTAACTAAAGTGTATGCAACCCATTCTCTACGTGCTAGTTGGTATATAGTAATACTTTTAAAAAATGGATTTGGTTTTCCATTGTTAAGTCCGTAATTTGGTACATCGCCAAAATATTTGTCACGTGGCTGGTATGCAGTTTCAAGCCCGCCTGTAACTTTGTTAGCGTCCATAAAGTAATATCTATAATAATCTTCTAATAATGCTCTAGTAACTCCAGTATTATCGTCGTGGAATGCGATTCTACAGTCTTGATAATCAACTCTAGTTTGTACATTTTTTTTGCGATTATATTGTTGTTTGTTTTCTACACTTGCTCTAAAGCTAGGCAAGTCTGCTGACTTGACAAGTATGCCGATTTCTTTTTGAAATTTAAATGTATTTGTGTTGCTTCCGACGTCTTGGTGAGGATCAAACCTCACATGATACATGTACTTTGTTTTAGGAGCAAACGCAAAATTATGTGCAGTATAAATTTGATTCGCATGACGGGCGTCACGCAAATGTGTTTCTGATTGAAGATTAAATAGGAATGCATCTTTTAGGCTCATACTAATATTTATCCTTATGTATTAACCTTGTATATAAAGAAAAGCGAAGATTGAATTAACAATCTCCGCTCTCTATAGAAAATACCAACTTCAACTAATAGTATTAGCCAGTAACAGTCGTGCCGCCAATTGCTGCTGCTGCTGCTCTTGTAACTGCTTCGCCGATGCCTTCGAACGACTCGTCTGATCCAAACTGGATAGCGTTGTCATAACGAATACTTAGTGTAGTTGTTACTGCTTCGTTAGTTGCATATGCTAGTGAATTGTAGTTTGCTGATTCTAAATAACAACCAACTAATTGGAAGCGGTCAATTACGTTTGCTCCATTAGCGCCGTTGCCACCATCTAGAATTTCAATTCTAGTTTGGAATTTGTATGTACCACTTGATACTGCGCTTGACTGCTCGAAGAAATCGAACTGCTTTTGTAGCTGCTGTCCAACAACTTTTTGTACGTTGTTGTTTGCATCTTCGCGTAGTGTTAGTGTAATTGGTTCCCATGTGTGCTTACCTGCAAGATATGTTCTTGAGTTATAAGCTTCAATAGTCATCTGTTCAAAACTAACGTTTGGACGAGTTACGTCTACTACTTGTCTTGAAACTTCTCTAGTACCATCTGGACCTCCAGTTGTACCAAAGCCGTCTAGTAATACTCTAAAGCGATACTGTAGTTTAGGCATCAATAATGATGAGTTACTTCCAGCACCTTCTGTAGGTACACTGATATTTTGTAATGTTGTAATTGGCATTTATATTCTCCTATACAGTATTTATGCTTAAATGAGTGAGGAACTTTCCTCACTCATTATATGCGCATATTAACCTAGTGCTGCAATTTCGCCTGTGTTCTTAATTCTTAATGGAATATAGATAAATTCAATAGCTTTTACTGGCTCAATAGCAATGTCTAAGTATAGTTCATTACGATCGATTCTTGCCGGTGTGTTATTGGATTCATCACATACTGCAATAAAGTCATACAATGCACGTAGTGCTACTAGTTCTAGTAGCAATGCATCTGCTGCTGCTTTAATTTGATCTCTTGTGATCTTATCATTTGGCTCAAACAAGTATGGCTTAGCCAACAACTCTAGTTGTCCACGTAAGTAAACAGTTAGACGTGCTACGTTAACACGATCCAATGCACTTGCGTTTCTTGCACGAGTCTTTTGTCCAAATACAACAAGTCCTGCACCACTAATGAATGTGATTGGGTTAATTGCGTTTGAATAAAGTGTATCGCGCTGTCCTGTGTTTAGTGCTACACTAACAAATTCGCCTTCACTATTAATATAGCCTGAACTTGTTGCATTGCTTACACCACCGCGTCGTGTTCCTGCTGGAGCAAACCAGGGGAAAGCAACTTGGTCGTTTAGTATAATAGTACGTAGCGCCATGTGCGAAGCCGGAACAACAACGTTGTTTCCTGCGTTATCACTTGTAAAGCCTGAACCATAATACATAGCCATGTACTCGTCAAAACTAACTGCACCGTTATCGTTATCTTCTAGTGCTAGTTTAGTGTTAGTTGCCCATTCATTTAATGAAGTTGCATCTGGTGTTAAACGGAATGGTGTATCACCAACAACAAACCCAGTTAAGCGTCTGTCATAGTTTAGTGTGATCATTTCGCCAATTAGCTCTGGATAACCTGGTGTAGCCATTAAGTTAAACTGACGACTTTCTTCGTCACGTATATCTTGGTTGCTGTTAACTAGTGCTTGTAGTGCCTGTACAACACTCTTACGCTGTGCATGACGACCAAAGCTACCTGAACCATCTTCTTGGTTACCTGAATCAGTAACCCAACGATGTGGATAGTAATTTTCCATTGAAGCGCCTGCATCAACTCCGCCTTGACGAACGTTTTTAGCAGTTGTATCTACATAGTTACGCTCGAAACGCTTAACGTTAAATCCGCTCTTACGTAAGTTCCATAACAACATACCTTTTGGATATAGTGCCGGATCCGGAGCATCTGTGTCTACATAATCACTTACAAGCAATTCTGCAATAGTTGCACTAGGTGCATCTAATGGAGAAAGTGTGCCGCCTGTGTCACCTTCTCGTGCATCTGCAAATAGTATACCATTTTCTGTAGATTGATCTGCTTTATCAAGTAGTATCCAAGCCGGTGTAGTTAAGTCTGCATTCCAACGGTAAATTGCTGGATAATCTTCAACACTTGCTGTGCTTACCCAAATGTCTCCCGTTACAAGTGGAGACTTTGCAACATTAGTTTGTGTTGTTGGAGCAGTTGCACTTACAATAGGACCTTCTGCGTTAGTTCCAGTATATGGACTTGCAACACTACTTAATCCTGATGCGCCATCGTAATTTAAACCAACAAATGCATCGCCATTGTGTACTAGAATGTCAACTTCGTCAACAATACTGTTGTACCATAATTGACCGTCTGTTGCTAGACTTAATGGAACTGTGTCTGATGACGTGGCCATCAATGGTTTCCAGTTTGAAGCAACAAGACCAACTGCGTTTGGGCCTGCATAAAGATTAGCAGTATTAGCTGCACTAAATCCTGCTAGTGCTAAGCCGCCATCAGTATCAACAATATTGATTTCGCCGCCTAGTTTATGCTGTATTACAACTCTGTTTTGTGAGTCTACTAGTGCTACAACATTTGTCATACCTTTTGCGTTAATTGCTGCTGCAATTAATTCTGCATCAGTAGTTGCGCCAGTTGTAGTAACACTTACTGTTACTGCTTCTGGAAGAACTGCTGTGTTTGCTCTAGTTTCTTGCAAGGTAAATGTGTAAGTTGCTGCTGCAATACTAGCAATAGCTGTACCAGTAATACTAGTTGCTCCTGCTGTTGCACGAGTATATACTTTATAATTACCGATTGGGTTAGCAAGCTCATCTACGTTAACTTTTGCATATAATGCACCAGCTAGTAAGTTTGCGCCGCCACCTGTTTTATCCAAGCCGTAAATTGCAAGTTCTGGTGTAGTGTAGATTGATGCATCTACAGTTGACCAAAGCTGTGTAGCTGTACTATACTGCTTAACACTTAATTTTGCTCCGCCGTTTGGAGTAGTTGTTTTAATCCAAACACTGCCGCTCGGTGCAGGAGTTGTATCGCCTGACTTAAATTCTGGAACACTTGTATGCGGTGCTGGCTGTAGCCTAGGTGAACTGTATGTGCCTGCTGTTAATCCTAAATCAGCTAGTAACGTATCGTTTCCTTCTGCTAGCAAAACGTTGCCGTCTGCTGTTGCGCCATCTGATGCACTTAAACTATTTGCATAAATTTCAATTGAGCCGTCTACTAGTGCTGCTGTTACTCCAGGTACTGCCGGAGCGTTAATTGCTGTTACCATGCCAGCAATGTCAGTGCCTGCATTTACAACAGTTGTTCCGTTAATACTAATCGAATCACTTGCAGTTGTTGTAGGATTAGAAGCAGTGCCGCGTGTTACAGCCCAACTTGCTTTCCAAGCATCACTACCTAGTTCTACCCAAGTGCCTGCGTTAGTAGCTCTTTGTGCTGATGTGCCAAAACCTGGTGTTTTATAGTATGCTCTATTCATGTTATCGTTTGCGTCAATTATATAATCGCCGATTTGACCAATTGAACCTTTTGGTGCCGATGCTAGGCCTGATGATAAATCAGTTATAACTGTTAATACTGTAGGTGTTTTTGATGTAAAGCTTTGACCGCCAACAACATTAATACTAGCGCCATTCCATTCAAGTATACCGTAGTTGCTGGTCGAAGTATCAAACCAGTATGCGCCGTTTGCAGCTTCGCCGCCGGGCGCTGTTGCACTTGCTGTTAGTTCTGATAGATCTAAATCTGCACGAACAACGTATGCACGATTTGAAACTCCTAAAACTGAATATGCTGTATTAAGACCATATTCGTTAAGTTCTCCGCCGTGGATCATATTGCCGTTGTTGTCGCTATAAAATAAAGCATCGCCAAATGTTTCACCAAGCTCTCGCTGACTAGTGATCAAATATGGTTTGCCTGCGTTTAATTTAGTAGTACCTACTGCTGTTCCTGTGCCGCTACTTTTAGTTTTATTACTAGCTGTAGCAACAAAGATCATAGGTACCGTTCCAGCGGCTGCTGGTGTGTAGAATGATTCGTCAATTACATTGACTTCTACGCCTGGTGATACTAATGCCATGTTGTTTCTCCTGTTGAGTGGTTAGTGTTCTCTATACAGTATTTATTATAATGAACACAAAACACCTAACATATACCATCTAAAAAGGTACCGAAAAGGTGAGCTAAATACAATATGAGACCATTATGCACTTGCGGGCAACGTCCTGCTGCAATAAACTACCGTAAAGAAGGCAAAACTTATTATCGAAAGAAATGCGAACGCTGTTTGCGTAATGGTGCTGGACACGGAATACCGTTATGGAAACAACGTGGGTATGAAAAGAAAGATGTTTGCGAAAAATGCGGGTTTAAATCAAAGCATCCTGAACAGTTTAATGTGTTTCATATAGATGGAGATCTACAAAACTGTCGACCAAATAATTTAAAAACTATATGTGCTAACTGCCAACGTATAACTCAAAAAGAAGGCATACGTTGGAAGCAGGGAGACTTAACTCCGGATTTCTGATGCATTATAAGAATCAATATGTTTAATAAGCTGTGCTAAATTAAATTCTAATTCTTCTAGTGTACCGTTGTTGTCAATGGTAAAATCTGCCATCCATTGTTCTAAACTCATTGAGTCTTTGGATTCAGCTTCAAGATGCATACTTCGATCAACCCAAATACAATAATCAAATACACCAGTGTTTTGCATTGCAAAGAATTCACGCTTGTTTCTCAGCCCACAATAGATATCATAAGCAGCAAACATTTCTCTACCTAGAGTCGCTGCATCAGGTACATTATAATCGCAGATAGCATTATACCATTCTGCTCTGTGATTATGCCTGTCAGCATAACACTCTTCCTCATTAGCATATCCATACTTGTCCTTTAGATCATTGTATATAAATTGTAGACTACAAAACTTTGAACTGCTTTCAAACGTGTATCCATAGTGATCACGCAGCATTTCGCACACAGTATCTTTACCATGTCTGCCATGTCCAATAACAAGTAGTTTAGGTTTGCTCATTTATATCTCCTAGTAATAACTTATTATAACAGAACTTATGCATTTGTCAACCTCGATTTATTCTTAATAATAAAGAAATTTGCGCCGCGAGGAATATGTTTGTATACATTTTTATCTTTAGAATATTCGTCAACTGCGTCAATTATTCCTTGAAAGCTTCTATGATAATCGTCGCCACATACAATCGAAACATTAGAAAATATTAATAACCATTGTTTCATAACTTCATATTCATGTCTGTCATCGAGATATACTAAATCCCAATTGTTTGTAAATTCTTTACTTACAATCCAGTCATCGGAATCCATTTCCCAAACTGTTTTTATTATTTGTTGATTAGGATGATATGATATAAACCTATCA